GGTTCGAGGATATACAGGTACAAAGTAATGGCAGGAGGTGACCTGATTTATTCATGTGTTAGCATATCAGATGATCAAGATAATGTTATGAGGCAAATAGAGGCGATTTGCGCCACTAAAAAAACTTCCTGCATAGTTTACCTTAATGGAGAAATAAAGGCTAAATTTGGGCAGATATACAAGCGTGACGGCAAAATAAAATCTACTGAGCGTAGGATTAAATGTAGGGAGACTGGAGAGGTGTATACAAACATGAGGCAAATGATACAGGAAACAGGATACGATAGAAAATATTGTGACTATTTAGTAAATAGGACAACAAGGTACAGTTACCTTGATTAAATTCTGATTTTATGGTTTACGGCTGGTGTTTCTACACTGGCTTTTTTAATTTAACTTTATAATTGAAACTAAATTACAAATCAATGTCAGGTAAAGGCGGAGCAAGAATAGGAGCAGGGCGCAAGCCACTCCATGATGACATAAGAGCGAGGGACTTATGCCTTTCAGCTATTGAGGCTAACTTTGGCTCATTGTTGGAGGGTTTACAGGCATTGCTGCAATCTGGTGAGCCTACGCTCATTAAGTTTGTGTATGAGCATGCTTTAGGCAAGCCTAAGGAAAGGATAGAGTCAGACATCAACAGCGTAGTTGAACAGATACAGATCATACAGCTCCCTGACAATAATCGGGGAGATATAGACATCCGTGATAACTTCCCATCGGCAAATTGAGTCATATTGAATACATACGGCCACAGCCTGGTTACCAGGAGATAGCATTGAGCAGCCCTGCCGATATTGTCATCGGTGGGGCGGCTGCTTTCGTGGGCAAGACCTTTGCGCTGCTACTTGATCCATTGAGGCATGTCAATAACCCAAAGTTTGGCGGTGTGATATTTCGGAGGACGAGTGTGCAAATCAGGAACGAGGGCGGACTGTGGGATACATCTATGAAGTTGTACCCAATGCTTGGGGCAAGTCCACGTGAAACTTTTTTGGACTGGGTATTTCCGGCAGGCAGTAAGTTATCATTCAGACATTTGGAGCATGAAAAGAATAAATACGATTGGCAGGGTGCGCAGATTCCTTTCTTAGGTTTTGATGAGCTTACGCATTTCTCAGAGTCTATGTTTTTTTATCTGCTCAGCCGTAATAGAAGTGACTGCGGAGTTAAGCCATATGTGAGGGCCACATGTAACCCTGATCCTGAGTCATGGGTATTTAAATTGATTGAGTGGTGGATAGACAAGGATAGCGGTTTTCCTATATTGGAGCGCAGAGGTAAGCTGCGGTATTTTATCAAGTACGGTGACGGTTACATATGGGGTAATAGTTACGAGGAGGTGGAGAAGGAGGCGAGCCATATCATAAAGCCATTGGTGGAGAAGAGCGGATTGAATGCAAAGGACTTCATCAAGTCTATCACATTTGTCAGCGGCTCGATTTATGATAATAAGAAGGGTTTAGAGAATGATCCAAGTTATCCAGGTAATCTGCTGAGTCAGGATGAGGATACCAGGCGGCAATTATTAGAGGGCAGATGGAAGGTAAGCAATAGCCCTAACGATGTGTACGATGCCGATGTGTTTAGTGGGATGTTTGATAATGTGAGGGATGTAAACAAGTCAGGCAGATACATAACGGCGGATATAGCGATGAAGGGAAGTAATAAGCTCGTTGTAGGATACTGGGAAGGTATGGAGCTTTGCGACATCGAGATAATGGATAAGTCAGACGGTAAGCAGGTTATTGATTGTATTTCAAAGTTGGCGCAAAAGTATGCGGTAGAAAATCGTTATATTTGTTATGACTCTGATGGTGTAGGTTCATACATTGACGGATTCATTCGTGGTGCTGTGCCGTTTAATGGAGGTGCTGCGCCGATGCCTGTAAAGGATGAGGCAAGCGGTCGGTTGATTAAAGAAAATTACTTTAACTTAAAGACTCAATGCTATTATCGTACAGGCGACAGGGTTAGCAGAGGTGAGATGAAGATAAGCAAGACAGTTGCCGATAAGATGTATGACAACATGCAGACGGTTAGGCAGCGGTTCATGTTTGAGCGTAAGGCAATAAGCAGGGATAAGCAGGACAGCGATGGCAAGCTGAGGATAGTGAGCAAAGAATCGATGAAGTTGAAGTTGAATGGTGACAGCCCTGACTTGATGGACATGTTCATGATGAGGGAGATATTCGAATTAAAACCTAAAATAGTTTTCGCATATGGGAATAATTGATAGGCTCTTTGGGGCCACTAAGAAAGTTAACGCACTGGAGAAGCAGGTTAAGCAATTGCAAGGGCAGAATCTCGGAATGATTATCAATGCCACAACATCCATCTATCCAACTTGGCAGACGATTGAAAATTCAATAAGCTATACAACCATTGACGATGTGTATAGCGTTATCAGTATGTTGGCGGATACGGCGGCGAGGATTCCTATGGAGGGCTATGAGATAGTGAGTGAGCCATCGATGAAGATGTACAAAAAGTTAGGGCAGCAAAGTATACAAGGGAAATACTACCGCACTAAGTCAGTACAGGATCTGCCGGAGAATGATAAGTTTGTTTCGTTTCTAAAGTCTATCAGCTATGCCGACAAGGTAAGATATTACTCATTGCTATACATGAACGGCGAGCTGTTTCTGTGGAAAGAAGTAGTTGAGTTAGGCCCGAACAGGGGCAAGGTTTACCTGCATGTTTTGGACAGCAGTAAAGTGACCGTACTTATCAGCGAGGACTTTCCTCAGCGTATTATTGGCTACAAATATTTTGACATGGGCTTTGATGGCACATTTAGACCTGATGAGGTGATTCATGTCAAGTACTTTAACCCAACCATCACAAATGGGCTGCAATGGAGAGGATTGAGTCCGCTGCAAGTATTGACTAAAAGATTGACCAGGTTGACATCTTCGATGGATGTATCGGTCGGTCAGATGCAAAATGGAGGAGTGCCTGGTATTGTGTATGAAAAAAGTGACTATGCTATTGAGAGTTTGGGTCAAAGAAAAAATGACTTTGCTACATATCTACGTAATTCAGCCAACAAAGGTGCGCCATATTTCGCCGCAGGTGAGATGGGCTATCTGCCGTTAGGGTTGAGCAATGCTGATCTTGACATCGCCGAGCTTGCAAACATTGACTTCACAAAGATATGTAACGCATACAAGGTGCCTGAGGTGCTGCTGAACAACCAGGACTCATCAACATACAACAATGTCAACACGGCTTTGAAGATGTTGTACACCAACACAATATTGCCTAACATATTTCTGATGAGGGATGCCATTGAAGCATCTATCCTTCCGATGTATACTGATGGAGTGAAGAGAATGATAGACATTGACATTAGCGAGATACCAGCGCTGCAGGATGACATGAAGGCGCAGGCTGATGCACTTAATGCTATGTGGTGGATAACACCGAACGAGAAGAGGGACATTCAGATGTTTGAAGAGTTGGACATGCCTGGCATGGATGAGATTGTTGTTGATGGCGGTAAGATGTTGCTGAGTGAGATTGCGATGCCATCGGTTACTGATGTGACGATGCCTGAGTAATTATACGCAAAAGGGTATAATAACAAACAAATCGGGCAATTTATACCTTATCGCATATAGATCTATAAACATGGAAAAAAGCGCTGAACAAATTGCGGCGGAGATACACAAAAAGATATTCATGCAGATATTGACGGAGCTACCTGTACAGACTTGCCCATTTAAGAAGGCAAAGAGGGATTGGAAAGTGTGGTTAATAAATCAATTACTTATTGATAAGCTAAATGACAAAAGCGGAGCAAAATAGATACTGGAGGCAATGGCATAGATTTCAGCAGAAGTATGAGAAAAAGTACGAGCAGAAATTCAACAAGGCATTGCAATTGCAGGTCGATGCTTTCATAAAGTATAAGGACTTGATGATGATTCCAAATATGCCTATTTACACAGTGCTTAATGATTTGTATAAGACGGTAGGCCCGGCATGGGTGAACGCTACAAAGTCAAGCATGACGAAGGCAACAGGACAAATGGGATTCAATGAGAGGATAGTGGAGTTGATGAGGCAGTATTACGGCATTGATTTGCTTAATGATGCTCAAGGAATAACGGACTACACAAGGGAGGTGATAGGCAAAATATTGGCTGAGGCGGCACAGGAAGGATGGTCATTTGATGAGATAGTGAGAAGATTAAGGACGGCTCCTGAGTTGTCAGCGATGAGGGCCAGGAGGATAGCACGGACTGAGACTGTTACGAGTGCTAATCAGGCGGCTATGTTATATGCTCAGACATCCGGCAATGTCATGGAGAAGATATGGATTGCTGTTCGGGATCAGCGGACGAGGCATGACCATCTGATGGTGGACGGTTCAAGGCTGCCGATAGCTGAGCCATTTTCATTAAGTAATAGTAGGTTAGGCATTGTGCAGATGATGCAGCCTGGAGTGAGGGAGCAGCCGAACGGGTTGGCAGTACCTGCGGATGAGGTAGTAAATTGCAGGTGCGTAGTTGCCTTCCGGGCAAAGCGTGGTCCTGATGGAAGATTACTTTCTCAGGAGTAGAAATATAAATCTTTTTTTTGTACATAAGTAAATTTAAAAAAATATCTTAACTTTATAAAAGTGAGTAATCAAAACATATACAACTA